TTACGCCATTGTGTATTTGTTAACCGCTTCAGAAAGTATCTTATAATCATCCATGTGTGTGTAACCGCCGGTTACTTCTAAAGATTGATGACCGAGAATTTTCGATACAACGGCAGTCGGCATTCCTCGTGCCTGCATCAGCGTGCTATATGTGTGTCGTGTTGAATGCGGCGGTAAAACTTCTATAGGCTGCTTTCCGTCAGTCGCAAGTTGCTTATTAAGACGATCGAAGAACCACATATATCTGCTTCGCAGGCTTGATTCTGTGACAATGTAATCAGCAATAACATATTTCTGAGCTCTGTTGATTTTTTCTTCAATAAAAGTCATTACATTCTTATTGATAGGTACTATTCGCTCCTTGCCGTTCTTTGGTGGGCCTATCGTTCCATCACGCTTAACAGCACTGTCGATAAGTACACAGCTACGTTTAAAATCAAACTTTCCCAGTGATAGAGCTCTCAGCTCACCGGAGCGTATTCCTGTTGACAAAAGAATGATTATCGGAAGCCCGAAAGTATCGTCGTTTTTTGCAAAATTTAAGATTTCGATTGCATCTTCCTCTGTGTAACTTTGCTTCTGCCCTGCTTTCTTCTTGGCTATCTGTGCTCTTGTAACGGGATTCTTTGTGCAATAATCGTTGTCTACTGCGTCCTCAAATAAGGCATTTAACAAAAAGCGTAACCGCTTCCGAATACTTTGGCTGTAATCAAGGTTCGCAAAAAAATCGGTAATATGGATGGGCTTGATGTCACTCAAGCTCATTTTGCCTATCTTATGATCGCTCACTTTTTGTAAGAGATACTTATATTCTTCAAACGTGCTTCGCTGTATGTTGTTTTTCTTGTATGTGTCCAGCCACACAGGAATCCATTCCGACAGCGAATAGTCGTCGGTCGCTCGCTTTGATTCTCCGCCGCTCTTGATAAACTCTTTGTACTTCTTACGGCATTCTGATTCCGTAGAGCCGTAGAATCGGTAACGTAATCTTTTTCCGAAAATATCATAGCCATCACTTATGGTCAATTCTATTTGGCCTGTTTTAAGTTTTCTGAAACTTCCGTCGCCTTTTTTGCGTGCTCTCATAATAAACACCTCCTAAATTTTTTCCCCGTCAGCAGAAGTTGACGGGGAATTGAATTATCTTTCGTATCCTTTTGATTTTTTCTTTTTGGGTTTTATTTCCTGTGTTTGCTGATAACCCGATACTAAATCTGCGTGACAGTTTTCGCATGTTTTGGCGCAAGCGTCATTTATGTGTGCACAGTTAGGACAACATATTTTTTCGCTCATTTTCACTCCCTCCTTTCTGTTGTGATGCTTATTATACACCAAGTTTCGCTATCTCTCTGTCAAGTTCTTCCTCGCTTGGAACATTGTCATATTTTTTCATCGTTCTTTGTGATACAAAATCTGTTACAAGCGTATTATTGCCTGCAAGAATGTCTGCAACAATTTTCTTGAATGTCGCAAAACTGACGATAGAATCAGGGATTTCGAGTTTTTGACAAGCAATAAGCATTTTAGGTACATAATAGTCTTTATATTCGTAAATAGCTTTTTTGACAGCCGGAGCGATGATAAGCTGATAAGAAGCTAAATTTCCGCCATCTTCTAACCCTGACAAATCTATGCGAAGAGTGTAAAGATAATACTGTAAACTTTCCTCGTAATTCTTAGAACTTTTAGACAGTTCAGCTAAAGAAAGCAGTACGTTACGATAAGCACAGTATTGTTGCTCTTGCAAAGTGTCGTTAAGTCTTCGGTTGAGTATAGCTTTCGCTACTTCATCAGGCACAGTATCGCCAAGATTTCTTTTCTCTGAAATATACTCGTCAACTGTAATACCGTATCTCCGGTACTCTATAGCTGTCAGCAGTTCGGCATGCTCTTTGATAAAATCATTTCCTGCGTCCGTAAGAATACAGTCGGTAACGCCTTTTATTGTTCCGGAATGCTGTAATAAACCTCTGCCTATCATCTGTTCTTCCTTTGAACGAGGATCGTCTATTTTGCATTCATAGTGCATCCATTTTGGAAAAGAACTGTGCTTTCCTTTAACATACCAGTTAAGAAAACGAGTATTAGCAAGATCATCATCTGCATTTGTTGGTTCGGCAAGAGGCTCTGCAGAAGTCGGGTTGTTTTCTACCGACTGTTTTTTCTTACCGAAGAGTAAATTAAATAGGCTCATTTGTCACCTCAGACCGTTTTTATTATCTGTTTTACAAGTCCAAGCACTCTTAGTCTGTTAACTTCTTCTTTTTCAAAGTGCCGTGTTTTGTATTCGGGATTGATGGAAATAAGGTCAACCCACGATTTGTCATACTTGACTTTTTTCACAACGGCATCTTCACCGTCTATTAGAACGACAGCTATTTGGCCACTGTCAACGCTGTCCTGCTTGTGGATTACTATGGTGTCGCCGTCTTCTATTTTAGGATACATACTATCGCCGGCGACCTTTATTGCTATGGTTTCTTTAGCTTCATACGGATTACGGATAACTGTAGGTATATAATCTATAATACAGTCCTGAGCAGTAGCACCGAAACCTGCTGAAACGCTTTCATAAAGTGGAATGTTATATATCCCGTCTTTTATAACATAAGCTATGTTGCTTTTTTCTGGATTGTTTTCTTCGTCATCCCAACCCATCAAAGTGCTGGGGGTAACTCCTAACGCTTTGGCAAGAGCAACAATGGTTGATTGATTTACATCCAATACATCAGATTCGATTTTTGAGATGCTCGCTTTTGTGGAATACCCGATTCTTTCCGCAAGCGCAGATTGAGTTAAACCGGCTTTTCTGCGAAGTTCTCGGATTCGTCCGCCTAGTGTCATAATATCGCATCCTTTCTACTTTTAATTATATAGCTAAGTTGCGATATTGTCAACTAAAATTTACATATTGGTTTCTAAAATGTAAACAATAATTCACTGCATTTTTTGTGCATAATGCAGAAAAGTGTTAATACGGGTTGACATTTTGGAAACTTAGTGCTATTATTGCATTGTGACAGGAAGGAGGTTAAAAGTGACAAATAGCGAACTGTTAAAGGCAATTGCAAAAAAGAAGCATATTACGCTACAAAAGTTAGCAGAAATTTCAGGATTGACACGTCAGGGATTGTATAAGAAACTCGATAATGAAAGCGAGTTTAAAGCAAGTGAAATACAGAAAATTTCCGCTTGTCTCGGACTGTCGAATAGCGAGAAAAATGCTATTTTTTTTGCATATTAAGTTTCCAAAACGGAAACAATTGTAACAACCGGAGGAGGTGAAAACATGGCATACAAAAACATAAAACTGAGAGGCTGCGACAGCGCAAAAATTGAACAGCTTATAGTCACGAAAAGCACAAAGGGTGCAGGAACAGAATGTGACCCCTATAGAGAGGTCACTCAATACTGGACACTTGACGGAAAGCTGTTGTTTGAAGATGATCAAGGCTGATTTTTTGAATTGATAAGGTTATTAGCGTTTTCAACTTCAAATTCGCAATCAATAAAAGCTACAGCGGCGGCGATAAATGACTTCATATCATTTAACCCGTAATCTTCATTTCTACGTTGATAATGCGTTTCATCGTTTCCTATCCATGTAGCTCCTTTGGCTAAAGATTTGATTTTTGCGTTATCGATATAAGTATTTATGCAGTTGCCAAGAAGCATGGCTTTTATTTCATCGTCTTCTCCAGGATTTGTGTGTATTGCATAGTCCTTAACTAAAAATTCAAGTGCTTTACGGTATCCCATACCACAAATTTTATCAAGTCCAGCTTGTTCGGCTTGATAGGATTGATTATATGTATTTACAAAATCGGGCGACAGTTTTTTTATGTTTTCCGAAAATGAAATTGAAATTTGAGTTTGTGGATAAAGTTTCTGCACTGGTAGAGGCGAATCGGTCTTCCAAAGCGTTAAACTTTTATAAAACGCCATAAAAACAGATTCGCATACAGGACAGCAAAACACAGAGAACAGATTATTTCCGTGTATGCCAGATAAGTAATAATTGGATAAATTTAGTGGCTGAATACCCTGACCACAATAAGGACATGTTTTTGGGAATTCAATTTCAAAATCCTCTGTGTCTGAATTAAATGGGCTATGGGCACAAATTGTTTTTACCATAGTATGTATTCCTTTCAATAAACTTAGTTTATCATAATTATAACACGGCATGAAAATAATGTCAAATGACAGCGATTATGTTATTCAAAGGAGGTGAGAGCATGGAAGCCAACATTGAAAGAGAGTGGGAAGAAAAGTACAAGCCTGCTATTCTCCGGCATAAGAAAGTGCCAAAGGAGATAGTAGCCGATTTACTTGATGTATCAACACAGACGGTTGATGATATGCTTCGCTCAGGCGATTATCATTTTGGAATTGCTCGGCATTGTGCAGGCGGTAAGTACAAGTATGAGATTCATCCATTGCGATTTATAGCGTGGTACGAAGGAAGGTTACTTTAATAAGGAGGTAGAAATGAAAATATCTAAGATAATCGCCTACATACTCTCGCAGCTCCTGCGGCTGTGGATAACAGCGTGTGCGGCAGTGATGATGTACATACCGATGTCGATGCTGGCGTATGCCGAACGTGGCTATCGTGCGGTCGGCGGCGAGGTCGTACCTGTTGTGCTGGTGGCGATCGCAGTTTGGCACGGCATGGGGTGGCTTATGAAGGTATGGTATAGGGATATGATAGGAGGCGGACACGATGACAGACCTTGAGAAAATCGCCAAAGAAGCCACCGATCACGGCATGAGCTACGGCGAGTATGTTGCCTGGAAGGCAACAGCCACAATTGAACAACAGCAAAACTACCGCCGGGCAAGGCAGGTGGTGGAGATACAGAGAAAGAGAGGACAGCGAAAATGAGTAAAATAGGAGTTGTTAAAGGGTTCAAGGTGTTCAATCCTGATTGGACGTGTAAAGACAAACAGTACGGTTGTCCAGGAAGGTTTGAAGAAGATATTACACCGTCTATTTGCAATAAAGGGATGCACTTCTGTAAGAGGGCAAGTGACTGCTTCAGTTATTATTCATTCGACCCGAATAACAAGGTTGCAGAAGTCATAGCTTACGGCGAAGTTTCAGAAGAAGGCAATAAGTGCGCTACGAATAAACTTGAAGTAGTTCGTGAAATCCCGTGGTCTGAATTGCTTGACCTTGTAAACACCGAGTATCGTGGCGAGTGTCACGGTGCGCCGGCTTGGGAAACATTACCGTGTTGCCCAGAATGCGGATATGATGTTGAGGATATCGAAGAAGAGTAAAAAAAAGAGCTCCCGTAAGGGAGCAGAAAAAATATTTAACGCACAATAAGTATAGCACAACAGCTATAATTTGTCAACTAATCAAACAAAAAGGCGCACAGCGTCTTAAATAAACAGGAGGATTTCAAAATGACAGAATTTAAGATCACAGTCGAGGCAACAGCCCTCGCTAACGCAATCGAGAACCTTGCCAGAGCAATATCGGCAAACGGAATGAGCAACACCATCCCTGCGGTTACGGCTTCCGTTCCTAAAGTCGCTACGACTCCGTTGTCAACATCTGCGCCTGTGCAGCAGTTTGTTTCTGCTCCGACAGTTCCGACAGCAACAGCGCCCGTAGCGCCGGTTGCCGCACAGGTACCGGTTACTGTGTCGGCACCCGTGACCGCTCCGGGTCAGCAGTCCGCAAATGCCGCATCAACACCTATTCCCACTGCCGCGCCTACCTATACACTTGATATGCTTGCGGCGGCGGGCTCAGCGTTAATAGATGCAGGTAAGATGAATGATTTGCTGGGCATTCTCAGTCGCTATGGTGTTAATGCGCTAACGGAGTTACAGCCCGCCGTTTATGGAGCGGTAGCCGCAGAACTCAGAAATCTCGGCGCAAATATATAAGGAGGTAGCAATATGCGTAATAAAATCCAGATTAGAATTCCACGTTCAGCAGAAGGCCGCGTGATCAGAATATCTCCTGCGGCGGAAGCTGTTCTCGCAGAATTACAGCGCACTACGAGATTGCCAATATCTCAGATCGCGTCACAGATGATAATACAGGGTGCAGATTTTGTTGAAATAATCGAGGAGGATGACAATGCCAACTCCTGAAAAACACGCACTGCTTTCTGCGTCAGCGTCATCAAGGTGGCTTAATTGTACTGCCGCACCGAGATTTGAAGAACAGTTTCCCGAAACCACATCACAGTATGCAGAAGAAGGAAGAATAGCTCACGCAATGTGCGAATTAAAGGTACTCAAAACCTTTACCGCCGGAATTAAGCCCAGAAGCTATACCGCACGAATAAACAAAATAAAGGAGATGCCCGGTTACAGTCCTGAGATGGACAGAACCTCAGACCTTTATATCGAGCACCTCAGTCAGTTAGCACTTTCGTATAAGGCAAAACCCAACATATCCCCGGAAGTGCAGGTTGATCTTACAGGCTACATACCCGGCGGCTTCGGCACTTGCGACTGCATTATGATAGGCGGTGATACACTTAGCATAGTGGATTACAAGCACGGTAAAGGCGTACCAGTATCGGCGGAGGGAAACACGCAGATGCGGTTGTATGCTCTCGGTGCTCTCAAGCGTTATTCACCTGTTTACGGGAACAGCATAAAGAGCATAAGAATGACGATTGATCAACCTCGTATCAGTGACGAAGTCAGTACCGAAACAATATCTGTAGAGGAACTACTCGCTTGGGGTGAAAGCATAAAGCCGATAGCACAGGAGGCCTATACCGGTCCCGGCGAGTTTGTGCCGGGTGAGCATTGCAGATTTTGCAGAGGAAAGGAACACTGTCGTGCCAGAGCCGAACAGTATACAGCCCTTGAAGAATTTAAGGATTGCGTACTACCCGGTACTTCCGGTGATCAGGACAAGCGTATTCTTTCTGACAGCGAAATAGGTGACCTGCTTACAAAAGGTGCTGAACTCGTGAAATGGTATAAGGATCTCGAGGAATATGCACTCGGTGCAATCCTTAAAGGCGTTAACATACCCGGTTGGAAAGCAGTCCAGGGGCGCAGTAACAGAACCTTTTCCGATCAGGATAAAGCTATTGAAGCAGTTATCAAAGCAGGTTATGATGAAGCCTTGGTGTATGAGAGAAAACCCAAAACTCTTACCGAGCTTGAAAAGCTTATGGGTAAAGCTGATTTTACCGAAAAGGTCGGCGCTTATGTTATCAAGCCGCCCGGCAAACCTACTCTTGCACCCTTATCGGATAAAAGAGAGACGTACAGTCCTGCGGCCGCCGATTTTGCGGAGGTGGGCAAGTGAACGAACAGCATCTTGTAACTATATCGTTTCCGGAAGGTTATTTTAAGATTCTTTATGAGGACTATCTTAAACAGCGACCGTTGTCGGTTATAAAAAAGCTGATGCGGATCGCCTATGATAACTTTTCGCTGAATTCGCACGATATACGCAAAATATGGCATTACGTATTATCGGAGCAGAACACTAAAAGGCAGAAATGGCACGAAGAAAGCAAAACATACAAGGAAGAATATGTTGCTTTGCAGTTCCTGTTTGATTTAACTGAAAAGGAAATCAAAGAAATCAAGGCTAAAAATAAAAAATTGCTCTCGAACGTAATTAAAGCAAAGCGTGATTTCGAGCGTTGGTGCAAGATTGTTGCACTAATGGAAGAATTAAACGTCAAAATGGGCGTTGCCCTTTAAGAAAGGAAAATATTATGTACCAGAACATAGCAACCAAAGTTTTAACCGGAGAAGTAAGGCTGTCTTACACGAATCTCACAGCCCCTGTTCCCTCGAAAAGCGATCCTAACGGCAAACCTAAATATTCGGTTACCATACTCATCCCCAAGTCAGACACCGCTACTAAAGCGGACCTTGACGCCAGCTTTATGGCGGCGTATAACGAGGGCATAACTACAAAATGGGGCGGAGCAAGACCGCAGGCTCAGTCGGTAATCCATGACGGTGACGGTCTCAGACAGAGCGGTACCCCTTATGGGGAGGAATGCAAAGGACACTGGGTGCTTACCGCAAGCAGTATAAACAAGCCTCAGGTTGTCGGTATAGATAATATCAACTGTGAATTGGCTCCGTCTGATATCTACAGCGGAATGTACGGAAGGGTCACAATTAACTTCTACCCCTATAATGCCGGCGTTAATAAAGGTGTCGGTTGTGGGCTCGGAAACGTACTTAAAACCCGTGACGGTGAAGTGCTTTCGGGCGGTGCTACAGCGGCAAGCGACTTCAATGGTTTAGGACAAAGTGTACAGGTATACCCGCAGACCGCTCCTATTCAGGGTACGCCTGTGTATCAGCAGCCTGTAGCGCCTGTTCAGCCGACGGGTGTCAATCCTATAACAGGGCTTCCTTTCTGATAAAGGAGGCCAAATGCACCACTTAAATATTGACCTTGAAACATTTTCAAGCGAACCTATCGGAGAAACGGGGGCTTTTAAATACATAGAAAGCCCTGACTTTGAAATCCTGTTATTCGCATACTCTTTAAATGGTGCGCCTGTTACGGTAATAGATCTTGCGCAGGGAGAGACAATACCGCCCGAGATAACAGCGGCGGTTTTCTCTCCCGATTGCATAAAACACGCATATAATGCCGCTTTTGAGTGGGGGTGCCTATCAAAGTATTTCGGTAAGACACTTCCGCTTGAGCAGTGGCGGTGCACAATGTTGCACGGATTGTATGCCGGTTATACAAAAGGTCTTGATGCAACCGGCAGAGCTTTAGGGCTTCCTGAAGACAGGCGCAAACTTAACACCGGAAAGGCCCTTATCAGATATTTTTGTTGCCCGTGTAAAGCAACAAAGGCAAACGGTATGCGCACAAGAAATATGCCGTCACACGACCTTGAAAAATGGAAGCTGTTTAAAGAATATAACCGCAGAGATGTAGAAGCCGAAATAGAAATAGAACGCAGATTATCAGCCGTCATGGTCCCTGACTTCGTTCAGAGAGAATGGGAAACTGATCTCGAGATAAACCACCGAGGAGTTGCGGTAGACATGGATTTTGTAAACGGTGCGCTTGAAATAGGAAGCACCACACGAAATGCGCTGATAGAAGAAGCCGTGAAGATAACTGGCCTTGATAATCCGAACAGCGTTGCACAGTTGCAAGGGTGGCTGGAAAACGAAACAGGTGAAGAAATAGAATCTTTACGCAAGGACACCGTAGCAAAAATGCTGACGGCGAATGATAACAGTGCCGAAGTACAGCGTATGCTCGAAATACGTCAGGAACTCGGCAAGACAAGCACTAAAAAATACAACGCTATAGAAAAAGCGGTTTGTCGTGATAACAGAGTACGAGGGCTTTTGCAATTCTACGGAGCGAACAGAACAGGAAGGTGGGCGGGTCGTCTTGTACAGGTGCAGAACCTGCCGAGAACTTATATTGAGCCTTTGCCGTTTGCAAGAACTCTTGTTAAAGACAGAAAAGCAGACGCTCTCAGATTTGTTTACGGAAGTGTTCCGGACACGCTTTCACAACTCATACGGACCGCTTTTGTTGCCGCAGAGGGTAATGTTCTTATAGATGCTGATTTCTCGGCCATTGAAGCCCGTGTTATATCATGGCTCGCCGGCGAAGAATGGCGGCTTGAGGTATTCCGCACTCACGGAAAAATCTATGAAGCGTCTGCTTCACAGATGTTCGGCGTTCCGATTGAGCTTATAAAAAAGGGCAATCCGGAATATGCTTTGCGTCAGAAAGGCAAGGTAGCAGAGCTTGCTCTCGGCTATCAGGGCGGTACTTCTGCACTTATTACTATGGGCGCACTTAATATGGGTATACCTGAAAGTGACCTGCCCGATATAGTGCATCGGTGGCGAGATGCCAACAGACGTATAAGAGACTTATGGTATGCCGTGGATAATGCAGCGGTTCAGGCGGTCACGAACGGCGGAGCTGTCGGTGTGCGTAACATTATAGTTTCCAAAGAATACAACGCCGCCTTGAATACAGACAGTCTGACAATTACTCTACCGAGTGGCAGAAAGCTCTATTATATATCTCCTCAGATCTATGAGAATCAGTGGGGGTCGCCGTCGATTGCTTATATGGGTATGGATCAGAAAACAAAAAAGTGGAAACGGCTCGAAACATATGGCGGAAAGCTCGTTGAGAATTGTGTTCAGGCTATAGCACGAGATTGTCTCGCCGGAGCAATAACACGCCTGGAAGAAGCCAGACTTCCTGTTGTGTTTCACATTCATGACGAAGTAGTAATCGATTGTCGTAAAGATACGGCAAGCCTTGAAGATGTTATAAGAATAATGACCGAACCTATACCGTGGGCACCGGGATTACCTCTTGGCGCTGACGGTTGGGTCGGCGACTTCTTCAGAAAGGATTAAGAGAACAGTTTATGTTATTTGACCGAAAAATAACTATTTCCTGCGGGTCAAGCAGAAAAGCGACTGTGTGGAAAGCACAGACACTTATGCTGTCGGAACTGTGGGAGAAATTGAAAATCCCGGCAAGAAGCACGGAAACGCTTGCTGATTATATGAATATGAAAAAGGCTCAGCAGGATGATCTTAAAGATGTCGGCGGATATGTTGGCGGTACTCTTAACGGAACCAGGCGTAAGGCAAATAACGTTATTGGCAGAGACATAGTTACCCTCGACCTTGACAGTATTCCGGCAGGATATAAAGATGATATTCTGCGGAGAGTTGAAGCTCTCGGCTGCGGATACTGCGTTTACAGCACAAGAAAGCATCAGCCTTCCGCACCGAGACTGCGTGTAATACTTCCACTTGATCGCACTGTCACTGCCGATGAGTATGAGCCTATAGCACGAAAACTTGCTGAGTATATAGGTATCGAATTTGCTGATCCGTCTACTTTTGAAGCCTGCCGCTTAATGTACTGGCCAAGCTGTTGCTCAGACGGAGAATATGTGTATATAGTAGGCGATAAGCCTTTCACTTGCGCCGACGGTATTTTGGCCTTATATGCCGACTGGAGAGATGTCTCGACCTGGCCGAGCATACCAGGGCAGCAGGCTGTTAAGAAGCTGGCTGTAAAGCAGGGTGATCCTGATGCTAAGAATGGCGTTGTCGGCGCTTTCTGCCGTACTTACGACGTATATCGTGCAATGTCAGAATTGTTACCGGGAATATACGAGTCGGTTGATGATTCTTCAGAACGTTTCACCTATCTTGGCGGATCAACCACCGGCGGCGCTGTTGTCTACGAAAACGGCAAGTATTTATACAGCCATCATGCTACAGATCCGTGCAGCGGCAGGCTTGTAAATGCTTTCGACCTTGTACGGCTGCACAAGTTTGCGGATAAAGATGACGAGGCTTCAATAGGTACTCCGACAAACAGACTGCCTTCATTCAGTGCAATGTGCGAATTTGCGTGCGGAATAAATGAAGTTTCGGCACTGCTCAGTAAAGAACGGTATGATTCGGCGGTAAAAGATTTTGAGAGTGTAAGCGGTACAGCTGATTGTGTTGAAGATGAAAACTGGATGCAGTTGCTTGAGAAAAGCACGCAGACGGGCGCAATACGCTCTACTATAGATAATGTGAAAATAATACTTGAGCACGATCCTTTGCTTAAAGGAAAGTTTGCTTTGAATGAATTTGCAGGCAGGGGCGAGGTGCTGGCGGCGTTACCGTGGGACAAGAACAATAAACGCAGGCTGTGGGACGATAACGATATAGCTGGGCTGTATTGGTATCTCGAACGTGTATATAAAATTACCGGCAACGGAAAGATAGACGGGGCGTTATCGCTCCATTCACACGCACATGCATTCAATCTTGTAAAAAACTATCTTACGGGGCTTAACGGTAAATGGGACGGAGTGCCCCGTCTTGATACGGTTTTCATTGATTATCTGGGCGCGCAGGACAACCCGTACAACAGGGCTGTTACCCGTAAGGCATTCACGGCCGCTGTTGCCAGAGCAATGACGCCCGGTTGTAAGTTTGATAATATGCTTATCCTGACGGGTTCTCAGGGCATAGGAAAATCAACTTTACTTGATAAAATGAGCCGAGGGTGGTTCAATGACAGCATAAGGACGTTTGAGGGCAAAGAAGCAAGCGAGCTTCTTCAGGGCGTATGGCTCGTTGAAATAAGCGAGCTTGACGCATTCAGACAGTCAGATGTAAGCAGAATCAAGCAATTTCTCAGCTTACGGGCAGACCGCTTTCGAGCGGCTTACGGAAGAAATGTCAAGGAACTGCCCAGGTCGTGCATATTCTTCGGTACTACCAATAATACTGAGTTCTTACGGGATACAACGGGAAACCGCCGCTTCTGGCCCGTTGACACGGGAGAACAAAAGGCTGTGAAGAGCGTATGGCACGATCTTGACAACGAAATAGACATGATATGGGCGGAGGCTCTGGTAAGATGGCAAGGCGGAGAACCGTTGTATCTCAGCGGTGAAATAGAAAGCGTCGCTAAGGACAAGCAGGAAGAACACAGAGAAGTATCAAGCAGAGAAAGTATAGTGCGTGCTTTCGTAGAAAAACAGATACCGAGCGATTGGCAGAAGTGGCCGCTTGACCGTAGAAGAATGTACTGGGGCGGTGCAGTTACCGGGGCAGAAAATCTGACGCTTGTGGAGCGCAGAAGCGTATGCGCCGCCGAGATATGGTGCGAGGCTTTAGGCGGGAACATCAAAGATATGAAAAATACAGACACCCGTGAGCTTAATGCTATCGTAGCTATGATGCCCGAATGGAAAAGGACGGAAAATCCTATACGTCAAGGACCTTATGGCGTAGTCAGAGGATTCAGAAAAACGTAACAATTTGCCGTAACAAACACGAAACAAAATAGGTTTTCGGTCAAAAACGTTACAAACGTTTGTAACAATTTGTAACAATTAAAAAAGCAATTGTTACGAGAACTGTTACGCTATAAACCGCAGGGTTAAGCGAAAAATCTTAAAATGTAACAATTACAACAATTATTCTATATAGAGTAGTGTAAATAGAGGATTAGAGGGTATATATACGTTCTAATCCGCCTGTATGCACACGCGTATAGGAAAAATGCTGAAATTGTTACAATCAAAAAGGAAAAAAGAGGAATTAAAATTGCTTGAAAGTAATATTGAAAAATATCTCGTATCCAGAATTAAGCAGGAATGCGATGGTATGGCACTGAAGTTTGTATCACCGGGGTTTAACGGGGTGCCTGACAGAATCATATTTCTTCCCGGAGGAAAAATAGTTCTGGCGGAGCTTAAAGCACCGCAGAAAAAGCTGAGAGCCTTACAGACTTATGTCTGCGATCTTCTTGAAGCAACAGGCGTAAAAGTGTTCAGAGCGGTCGATTCAAAAGAAAAGGTTGACCGCCTGATAGAGGAGCTGAAAAGAAATGATATATAAACCGCACAATTATCAGGCATATTGCATTGACAGGATAGTAAAAGATCCTGCGATAGGCTTGTTTTTACGTCCTGGGCTTGGTAAAACCTCAATCACTCTGTCGGCGATAAACACTCTGAAATATTATCACTGGAGTATCGGCAAGGCGCTTGTGGTGGCCCCGAAAAAAGTTGCCGAGGGTACCTGGAGTAAAGAGGCAGGCAAGTGGGATCACTTGAAGCATCTCAGAGTAGTTACGGTTCTTGGCTCTCTGGCCAAACGTGTACGAGCTCTTAATACCCCCGGTGATGTGTATGTTATCAATCGTGAGAACGTCCCCTGGCTTGTCGAGTATTACCGGCAGGACTGGCCGTTTGATATGGTTGTGCTTGACGAAAGTACAAGTTTCAAGAACAGCAGCAGTAAGCGGTTTAAAGCAATGAAACTTATACGTCCGCTGTGCAAAAAGGTTATACTGCTTACAGGAACACCTTCATCAAAGGGACTTATGGATCTGTGGGCGCAGATATATCTTCTTGATCAAGGGGCGAGGCTCGGAAAAAACATCACGCAGTTCAGAGAGCGTTATTTCATAGCAAATACGCACGGCGGGCATTTTACGGATTACAAACCTAAAGACGACGCAGAGCCTGCCGTACTGAAAGCCATAAGCGATATCTGCATCAGTATGAAAGCAGAGGATTATCTGGAGCTGCCGCAGTGTATCGAGCATGAAATCCCGGTTATACTTGACGATAAGGTCAAAAAGGAATACGCACAGTTCGAGAGAGATTTACTGCTTCAGATAGACGAAAACACGATAACAGCACAATCGGCAGGTGTGCTTACGGGAAAGCTGCTTCAGTTTTGCAGTGGGGCTATTTATGATAATGATCACAAAGTTGTCAAGCTTCACGATTGCAAGATAGACGCATATATGGAGTACATAGAACGCCTTAACGGCGAACCGTGCATAACCTTTTACGGATTTCAGCATGACAAGGAGCGTATTCTTCAGGCACTTGCAAAGACAAAGCTTAACGTGAGGGTATATAACGGACCTGATGACGAAGATCTGTGGAATGCAGGCAAGATTGATGTTTTGCTTGTACATCCGTCAAGCTGTGCCTACGGACTTAATCTCCAGGCAGGCGGGCGGCACATTGTCTGGTTCACGCCTAATTGGAGCTTTGAGCTTAACGATCAGGGCAAGTGCCGGTTATGGCGTCAGGGCTCGCCGTATGATAAGGTTTATGTGGCGTATCTGGTTGTTCAGGGCTGTGTTGACGAGGACGTTATGGCGACAATCAAGGACAGAACCGATACACATGAGACAGTTATGAGAGTGCTTAAAGCGAGAATACAGAAGTTGAAAGGAGAAATTTAAATGAGTAGTTTTTACGAGTGCGAAATGAGACCCGGTTGCGTTGCCAGCCACAATAGGTATGGCAGTGTTACGCTTGTCACAGCTCTTGTGACGGAAAATTATCCTCAGCTGTGGGCTGTAGAGGCAAGAGATGGTAAGTTAAAAATTGTGCGTGAGGATGATTTGTACGATTTCGGATACTATGGGGAGTGATAGAATGACAAAGCAGAAACTTAAAGATTACCGTTACACCTGCAAGTGTATCAAGCAGCTTGAATCAGAGTTGAACGAAGCGGCAGTAACCGACAGCACGCAGGGTTCGCAGAGCGAGTACCCCTATGTCAAACATAGCGTCACGATTTCCGGTGTTCCGGATAACGATACACACCTTGCCAAGAAAAGAAGACTGTCCGAACTTAAAGCACAGAAAGCAGAAGTAGAACGCTTCATCGGCAATATTGCGGACAATCAGACAAGGGATATGTTCTACTACAGGTACATACAAGGCTATACAATGGTGAGAACTGCGGTAGAAATCGGTGGAGATAACACACCCGACAGTGTGAGAATGCGAATAAATCGGTATTTGCGTTAATGTTGTTCGTTTTGTTCGTTTTAAGGGTGTTATAATTTAAAATGACAAAATATAAATAAATTGTTGACACCTCCAAAATTATCGGTTATAATGTAGAAAACTGGTGATTTTTGGGGGTGCTGTTATGCCAAAGGTAAAATTTTGTACGATAGGGTTGTACGACAAAGAAGATAATCTTTTGTCTATAAAGTTTGATACGTTTTTTAATCGTCTTGAATCGTTAATGCTGGAAGAAGTAAGTACTGTCGTTAAATCTGTGGAAGACGATGAGATACGAATTATGAAATATTATAGAAAAGACGATTATTCAAAGGATGAGTTTGTAATTCCGATTGGAAAATTAAAAGATGGAGCTACATATACTTTGGATGACGATAAGAAAAAACTTATTGAAGTAAATCAGGATTTGTATAATATAAATTTGATGTACTACAATAAAAATGAGAATTTGCTTCTTATTACAGTTGATAAAAATGGTCCTACCATTAAGAAGATTTCGAAATATTTACAGAGTTTTCTTTCTTCGGATGATGTTAAAATTAAAATTCAAAGAATATATAAAAATGTTGATTTGGAAAAAGCAAAAAAATCTAACTATATCAGCAACGTAGAAATAACGTTAGACTTGTCAACAGCTCAAGAAGAACTTTATACGGTAAATTCAGAACAAGAAGAAAGCATTTTGAGCTATATTAGTAAAATTGCCAAATGTACAAAAGATGATACGAATTCAAATAAATTAGTGCTATCTTTTGGCTTAGGTAAGTATCGAAAAACAACTATGACACTTAACGCAGTTGTGAACTTGCTTGATAAACTCGATATGAACAATGAAATGATAAAAGAAGTTTCGGTAAGATACCGTGACAATGCGACGGAGAATTTACAAACAGCAAAATTAAAAGCATCAAACTTTGAATTAACCTCGGATTTAGTAAGCGACGGTGCAGAATATATATTGCAGAATTCTGATGACATTCTTTCAAAATATAGATTCTATTTCAGACAATCGATACTTGATTTAAAGGAAGAAGCTGAGGAAAAAGGGGGGTATAATATTTGTGACTATATGGCAAAAAATAAGGGGGAAAGTGATTAATATTGGAATAGTTCAAACAGTTTTCAAAGTAATTATTTATGCAACTTTTGTGTGTTTGGCAATATGCAATATCGAATTGCCGTTTTTAAAGCAATGCAATGAAAATGTTGATTTTGGCTATATTATGGATTTATGCGTTTTGATAATAGGTATTCTTCTTGGAATTCTTACTATTGTTGCGACGTCAGATGTTCCGATAACCAAAAATCTTAAGGAAAGGGAAAAATCAGATGCTTTTATTGAGGTTATTTCAATTGGCATTATTGAAAGTTTTGTCACTATAATAATTATTATTTTCGACTTTGAATCCAGTTTAATGTATCAATATTTGGTGTTTGCTTTAACTGCGAATGTTCTGTTTGACTTTATTTATTTTTTTGTATTAACGATACAAATGTGTAAATATAACATAAGAAAGTCTATCGAGAAAGAAAAAAGTGAATCCATGAACATTAATGCAGCACTTACTGATTTACAGCAAATCAGAATAGACGTTGAAAAACTAAAAAATCAAAAGATTAATAAAAACCAATAGAAATTAAAATAACCGCTCCCCCAACCGGAGCGGCTATTTTTTATACACAAAAGAAAAGAAAGGACGGTGTTACCGTGACCGAGAGACAGAAGAAATTCGCCGAATACTACGCTCAGTGCGGTAACGCCGCCCAGAGTGCGATACAGGCAGGATACAGCGAGAAATACGCAGGTCAGAACGCTGACAAATTACTAAAAAATACTAACATAGCGGACTATATCCGTGAATTAACCGAAGCCGCCCAGACTGCACGCATAATGACCGCCCGTGAACGTCAGGCGATACTTTCCGATATAGCTAAGGATAAACAGAACGAGCTGTCGGACCGTATCAGAGCTATTGACACGCTGAATAAGATGACGGGGGAGTACACACAGAAGGTCAGCATTGACGGAGATGTGGGAGTGAAGATAGTTGACGACTGTTAAGCTCAGCGACATTATTGCGCCGTCATTTTACGACTTGCATAAAGACGTAAAGGCAGATAAGCATACTCACTACTGGCTCAAAGGCGGCAGAGGCTCGACAAAATCATCTTTTGCATCAACGGAAATTCCGCTCGGTATGATGAAAGACCCTATGGCGAATGCGGTCGTTATCCGAAAAGTAGGTTTATATCTGAAAGACAGCGTTTACGAACAGCTATTGTGGGCGATAGAAAGGCTCGGCGTGTCGCATCTCTGGCAGTGCAGGCAGTCGCCGCTTGAACTTGTCTACACACCGACAGGACAGCGTATTTTATTCCGTGGCGCTGACAAGCCGAAAAAACTGAAATCTACCAAAGTCAGAAAGGGTTATATCCGCTATGTGTGGTACGAGGAGGCGGACGAGTTCGGCGGTATGGAAGAGATACGCACTATCAATCAATCCCTGCTCAGAGGCGGTGCAACATACACCGTTTTTTATACGTTCAATCCGCCTAAAAGCCAAAGAAACTGGATAAACAGCGAGGTGCTTGTTCCTCGACCGGATAAGGTGGTGCATCACAGCGATTACAGAACAGTGCCGGCAGAATGGCTCGGAGAACAATTCTTGATTGAAGCCCGGCATCTTGAACAAACAAAGCCGGAACAGTATAGACATGAATATCTCGGTGAGGTGACCGGAACAGGCGCGGAGGTGTTCACAAACATTACTATCCGTCCTATCACGGACGAGGAAATAAAGTCATTCGATCATATCAAGCGTGGTATAGACTGGGGCTACGGCGCAGACCCGTTTGTATATATAACAGCTCATTTCGACAGCAAGCGAAACAGGCTGTTTATTTTTTACGAATTTTTCAGGTGCGCCGCAAAGTATGACGTTATTGCAAATGCAATCCGTAAAGAAAACACACAAAACGGTACAATCATTGCCGAATCCGCCGAGCCACGCTCAAACGACGAGCTTCGGGACAGGGGTTTTCACATACGAACGGCAGTCAAAGGTCCCGGAAGCGTTGAGCACGGTATAACGTGGCTTCAGAACCTTGAAGAGATTATTATTGACGGTACACGTTGTCCGAATGCCGCCCGTGAGTTCAACGAATATGAACTTGACCGTGACAGCAGGGGAGAACTGAAAGCGGACTTCCCCGACAAGAACAATCACACCATAGACGCTATCCGTTATGCCCTTGAGGACTATATCGGCAGGAAGATAGTGAAATCAACGCTCAGTAAGCGGAAATTAGGCATTTATTAAGGAGATTTTATGATAACATCACCGATTTTCACAACGGACAAAACGGCGGAGATGATAACGCCGAAAGTAGCACGGGATTACATAGAAAAGCACGATAAGTACGAAATGCCACGTCTTATAACTCTGGATAATTACTACTGCGGCAGACAGCACATCTGCGACAGACGTAAAAGTGACGATATGCTGTGCAACAATCGTGTTATGATAAACCACGCCGCATATATCGCAAAGTTTACATCTTCGTATCTGATAGCTACTCCTGTTTCTTACAGCGGTAAAGATGATACGGATATTACGGCAATAACCGACTGCCTTTCTTATGCCGACAGCAGTACGCAGGACGCAGATCTTGCACTCGATGCCGCAATATTCGGCAGAGCCTACGAGCTTATCTATATGGACGCTGACAGCCGTCCGAAGTTCGCCCGTATCACTCCGCTGTCCGCATTTGTCGTTTATGATGATACTGTGGAACAAAATCCCGTATTTGCGGTGTATTACTATCCGGTTTTCGAGCCGGGCAACAGTACGCCTGAGTGCTTCAAGTGTCAGCTTATGACCGATACGATAACGCAGGATTTTGAGCTTACGAGCAACTTCGGACTTAAATCGGAGGGCGAGATAATGCCGCACTATTTCGGCAAAGTGCCGCTGAATGAGATCTATAATGACGGTCAGCGACAGGGCGATTTTGAGCAGGTCATAAGCCTTATTGACGCATATAACACGTTGCAGTCAGACAGGGTTAACGACAAGGAGCAGTTCGTTGACAGCCTGATGTACATCAAAGGACAGATACTCGGTGAAACAGATGATGAAAAGGCTGAAACCTACAGCGATATTCAGCGCAACAGGGTCGTAGAGTTGTCGCAGGACGGTGAAATAGGCTTTCTGACACGGCAGTTTGATGAAGCAAGTGTGGAAGTGCTGAGAAAGAGTATTGTTACCGATATTCACAAGATTTCGGGCGTACCCGATATGTCGGACGAAAGTTTTGCAGGGAATGCTTCGGGTGTTGCCATGAAGTACAAGCTTCTTAATCTTGAGCAGATTACTAAGACGAAAGAGAGGTATTTTACAGAAGGCTTACGTTACCGCCTTGAGTGCCTTTCCAACATAATCGGCATAAAAGGCGGTTATATCGACCCGAAGCTGATAGACATAACCTTTACACGCTCACTTCCTCAGAACGAATCGGAACTTTCTCAGGTGGTGGCAACGCTTGACGGTAAAGTACCGCAGGAAACGCTGCTCTCGCTCCTGCCGTTCGTCAAGGATCCTCAGAGTGCCGCAGAAGAACTTCGACAGCAGAAGCAGGACGCTATAGCGGCACAGCAGCAGATGTTTATGAACACACCGCTTGCAAGGGGTGAAAGCAATGAAGAATCCGAGTAAGAAATACTGGGAGGACAGAGCCGCAGGACGAATGGTAAGCTACACGGCAAAAGCGGAAAGCGCCGCTGATACGATCGGTAAGGCTTATTACGCAACAGCACGGTATCTGCAAGGGGAAGCGAATGACGTTTTTAACGCCTTTACAGATAAGTTTGAACTGAGTATTGCCGAAGCCGAAACAATGCTCAAAAACGCACCGAATAAGTCTATGTTTGAACAGATGAAGACCGCTCTTGCTACCTGCACCGATGAACAGAAGAAACAACAGCTTGAAACACTGTTATCATCGCCTGCATACGCCCACAGAATAGGGCGGTTGAATGATCTTGACAGCAAGATAAGTGATATGTGTTCACGTCTTGCAAACGCCGAAATAGGCGTTGATACAGAGCATCTGGGCGATATAATTCAGAATGCGTATATGCAGACGGTT